TTTCTTAGAAGAGGACCCAAGAACAGGCAAGATGATGTTTAACTATGTAGATGCACTTAACTTATTAACATTTGGTGTCGGTGGTAGGGCATTAAAAGCAGTAGCTAATAGAGCTGCATTTGGTGAAGATTTAGAAGATGAAGGTGTAAGAATGACAATACCTGGATATGCTAGTGGGCTTAACTTAATTGCACAGAATGGTTTCGCACCAGGATTTGGACCATTAGTTACAATTCCAGCCAATATAATTGCTAACGCAATGCCTGTTCCTAAAAACATACAAGACTTTTTCCTAGGTTCATTTGGTAGAGGTAATCCATTTGACCAATGGCCAGCGTGGTTACAAAAATTTATGACAAGTGAAGATACATTTAGTGCAGAACGACAAGCACAATTTGGAACAGCAGTTATGGATACTTACACAGGATATGTATTAGCAGGTAAAGTAGACCAAAAAGACCAAGCAAGTATAGATAAATATATGGAAAAAGCATTTGTACAAGCTAGACAATTATTTATATTTAGAGGAACTACACAATTTACATTGCCTACTGGAATACAACCAAGGATAGAAGTAGAAGATAAAGATGGTACTTGGTGGACAACACAAGTATTAAAATCTAAATACGATGAGTTGTTAATTAAGAATGGTTATGATTACATACAAACAGATATAGACTTTGAAGAAAAATTTGGTATAAATCCAATTCCATTAACACAATCTAAGAACCAAAGTCTTGGTAAAAAACCAGTTAAAGAACATTCATACTTTTGGTGGAATGTAGATGATAGAAAAAAAATATTAGAACCAGGTGCATTACCAAATACTGGTGTGTATATACAACCGGATAGAATAGAAGATGATTTATATTATCCAGCATTCTATGAAATAGAAACTCAAAACTTACAACCACAACAATATGCAGAGTTTATGCAACAGTCACAAGCTATCTTTGAACTAGAAAAAAAGAAGGTAGAAATAAGAAATACTGAACCGGAAAGAAATTGGGATGATGCATACGCAGAAGCCAAGCAACAAATACAAGAAGAGTATGGTATTGCTAATATTTACAACTTTGTAGGCAGGCAACAAAGAGCGAAGATAGAAACTATTATGGCTGAATTAGATGACTGGGATAATTATGAACTTACTAAAAATTCACCGGAGTATCCATTTGTAGTAGAATATGTACAAAGAAGAAATGAAGTTCTTGATGTATTTCTTAATAATGGAAATTACACATACACTAACAGGTATGGACAAACTGAAAATTTAAGAATTAGAGGTTCTTCAAGAACTAGAAAAGTGTTAAGTGGTAACAGTAATGATTACTTAGAAGCACAGGAAATAATGAGATTTATATGGGAGGACATTGTAGCTAAAAGTGAAGGCACAAACTTTAGACAATTAGCTAATGAAGTGTTGTTTTACGAAATAAGCCCAGTGAACCCAACAAATATAAAGGATAGATAATGGCCAACGGAGAAGAAGAGAATAATATATTAGACCTTGAAGAAGGTAGCAGTGGTGACACTGGTATTGAAGTTGCTGAATTTAGTAATTTACCCGAAGGTGTTATAACTATAGAACAAATAATAACTTATTATCTAGCACAAGCTGCATATGAATATAATGTCGCAAAAGTAAATGAAAGAGGCACATCAGTTGATGCTGATACTCAAACTTTTAATATAAATCAAATATTTCAAAACGATGATTTACAAGGTATATTTAGTGATGACACAATAGCTTTATACAATGATGTGACACTAAATCAAAATATAGATAAATTAACAGAGTTCATAATAAAAGCTGATGCAGAAATTAAAAGTGCTGAACCGGTAATTGATAGACCGACTGAAGGTTCTGCTAAAGGTGCAACAACATATACATTTCAAAAACCAGGATTTTTTGGAAGTGGTACACAAACAAATACACAAGACATAATAGATGACATAAATAAAACTCTTGACAGTGTTGATTTTCAAAGTGCTAGAGATAAAGAGAAAAAATTAGAAGAAAGAACTAAAGGCGGAGAAATTATTGCTGACCCAGCTGGTACTTATAGGTCAAGTCATCCAGCGTGGGGATATTCAACTACACAAGGTGGAACAGTATATTCTAAAACTGAAACGGATGAAAATGGAAATCCTGTAGAGTACGATGCACCATTCTATAAAGGTGCAGAGTATAGAAACTTTATTGATATGGACCCAAGTGATATATTTATATTAAAACAACGAATGGTAAGAGCAGGACACGATGCAGGACCACCAGCTGAGTTTGGCCAGTGGACAGATAAAGATGCTACTTTTATGGCCCAAATATTTATTAAAGCAACTGATAGTGGAAACTGGGAAAAAGATATGAATGCGAATATTCCTATGTATGAAACTACTCTTACAGAACAAGAACAAATATATACAGAAACACAAAACTTTACGGATATGTACCAAGATATGTTAAATCTTGAACAACAAACTAAAGCTAATCCTACACAAATTAAAGAACTTATGGACCAAGTAGGTGCGTTATTAGGAATTAATTTTACTGATGCTGATTATGTAGAATTTGCACAAGATGTAAATGCTGGATTAGCACAATCTGCAGCATCACAAAGAGCATACGAAGAGAGTTTAATAACAGACAAAGATATTATTTTAGGAAGTACAGTTGGTATAGCAGGACAACAACCAGGAGAAGGATATGTTAAACATCCATTACCTGGTAGTGCATTGCCTCTAATAATTCCAGGATACGAAGTATTAATGCAAGGTAAAGGTGAGATACCACAACCATTAAATGCATTAGATGCTATTGAACAGCATTTATTAGCTAATCCTAAAATACAAGGAGAAGTAGCATCTGTTGAAGAACTACAAAAAATACAATATGGTACTAACTTTTTTGAAGCATCTATGAACCAAATAGGAATGGAAGATAAATAATGGAAGAAAATAATACAGAAACATCAGTGGACCCAATGCCTACTCCAAACACTAAGTTTCCTAGAAGGCCGGAACCACAAGCTAAAAACTCATTGTTTAAACAACCAGCTAAAAGCTATTATTCATTGCTTAAATTTATGTCATCGGTAAAGGATAGCCCTTATGATTTAAAAACTATAGTTAATAGACTTGCACAAGGTGGAGGTGGACCTACAAAAGAAGCTCTAGCTAGAGCAGGTATGTTAGAGAGCGAACCACCTAATACACAGTTTCCACAAAATGAAGAAGCTCAATCATTATTAGAGATGGTTAAAAGAATACAAGGTGAATAGCAATGTCAGTTAAAATGAAAACTATTGAAGAAATAGCTGAAGAACTTAGACAGATGAAGGAACAATCTAAAAAATCTGAAGAGGAATAATGTCAGTTGAACTAGGTATTAGAGAAGTTCAAATGATAACTGATGCTATTAAATCAGTTATTAATGATGCTATAAAGTTCGGTAATCCCGAAAATTTTAAAACAGTTGATGGCTTTTATATGAAAAACGCAGAGGACTGGCGTATGAGTATTATCTCTAATCTTATACAAGGAACTCCAGGAGATGCATACACAACACACACAAGTGTATTGTTTAATCACACTAACAAAATAGATAGCAATATGGGAAAAATAAGACTGGAAACTCTTATTGACTATGCATTAGAAAATTATAAAGCATTTGAAGAAACAGAAACTTTAGGTGATTTGACACTACCGGATTTTTTATGGACTGGATACGATGAAACAAGTGAAGCTGTCTACGATATTGCAATGGAATTATCTAATGATTTTGGTTTAGAGATACCTTCAGTTAGTGATGATGGCTGGGATATAAAAACAATATTGACAGAAACCAGTGAAGCATTAATGGATAGTGACATAAAAGTTGAGGACTTATCAAACAGTCTTGAATTAAAAGTAAGAGTTTTAGATGATATACGAGCTAATGAGCTATATCAAATGTATGCTACATTCCCATCTACTGAAGGTGTAAGGCCATTTACGATACAGCTTATAGAGTTGCACGACCAAATAGATAATTTAGATGATGACATAGCAGAAGTATTTAGGGTTGATGTATTAGATGAATTATGGATTACAAGGGACCCTGGAGATTTACTTTATAAAAATGTACCTAATGATGCACAAGTAGTAAAAAATCAAATAAAATATTTCTTTGAAGAAATGACTGATTTACAAGAAAGATATATAAACTTCAAGAACACACCATCAACAATTTTTCAATCAACACACAATTCTGATGTTGAAAGAATGTTTGTCAATATGGGGTCAATAGTGGACCCAATGAGAGATGCATTTGGTGATATGATATTTAGCACTAAAGAACCAGCACAGTTTACTACCAGCTTTAAAGTGTTTGATGGAATAGATACAGATTTACCATTTCAAATTAATAAAACATATATGAATAGGTTCCAGGAAATAGCAGGTAGAAAAGCATACGATGTTACTCTTGACCCAAATTTTGCTAAAGATATAAATGCATCTAAAAACCTAACTGCTGGTGAATTTATTGCTGATTATGTAAGTATGAACATATACGAAAATCGTATTGATGATGATATGCGAGAAAAATTAAACCGCATAAGTATTAATGATGTAAAGGAAGATTTACCATATGACCCACGATATATAACACCCGACCAATTAGTAGAAGATTTAAATAAATCTATAGACACACCTACAAATGTAGTAGATGATATAGATAATGTTATATCTAAATCAGATGGTGTAGAAAATTTAAATAAAGCCAAACAGATTATGAATAAAAACCCTGGTGTATTTAAAAAAGTATTTAGTGTGTTAGAAAAACTAGACATTGGGGACCAGGTAATTACTAAAGCAGTATTACCTGCGTTAGGAAGAATAGGTGTAGCTGGTGCAACTGGACCACTTGCTTTAGCTTATGCAGGATATGAAACTGCATTACTGCTAGGAGATATATCAAATGCTATTTATCAAGCAAGAACAACTGATGAAGGCTTTTGGGATAACTTTGGTGAAGTAAGTGACAAGTATTCTATTAGTTATAAAATAAGTAAACCAGTGTATGATATAATATTTAGTAATCTCACTGAAGAATTAGAACAGGAGGATGAGGGATTTATTCCACAATATACTTATGGAAGATGATAATAAACAAGGATTATTAACTAACCAGTTTGTATTCCAACCAACAGATATTATAGAAATTGATGGTGTTGTATATGCAGTATATCTTGATACTGATGAAGCATTAGGTGACTTCCCTATTCTTGCTAAAATAGATAACCCTAATTTTATTACAGTAGGTGTAGAACCCGAACCATTAGATATAGTTAGTTTTGCTGCTAAGTATAATTATGCATATAGAGGACACGAAGATTTATTAGTTAGTGAGATACTAACAGGAGAAGAAGAAAAAGATTACACAGGTGTATTTAATGTAGTAGAAGCACAGTTTGAAGCTAAAGCACAAAAAGATGGTATGAAGTGGTTATTAGACACAGATGTACAAGTTGCATTTTTAGCTGCTTCTTTAACTGGAACACCAATATCTACTGATGATTTAGAAGATACAGAATGGTATCAAAACTCTACTGAAGGCGAAAGAAACTTTATGATAAAGTATTACACTGACCCGGATGCAGTCGCTAAAGATATAAAAACTAATTTGGCCAGTATTAAAGAAGGAATTATATCCAGGAATATGACAGGGCCAGTAAATGAATTATCTAAAACCATATCAATGATGGTAACAACAGGCCAAATACTACCGGATGAAGTAGATACATATTTAGATTACATTGATGATAGTACATATTTGGATATGTTAGGTGGTAAAGATTTATTACCGGAAGGATTACAAGATTTTGTTGGAAAATTTACTGGTGTTAATACAGGACAATCAACTGCTAAAGGTTTAATTATGGATACATTAGGAGTTGGTGCTTACGAAGCTATGGTAGAAAACAATTCATTTTATAAAATAGCTGCAAGAGTTAGAGCAGGAGATATAGAAGGTGTAAAGAATGAATTACAAATGCAACACGATGTATTATATCCAATGTTTAAAGGTTCAAACTACGCTACCTGGAATGGTTACTATTCTAATAGAGCATCTAAACTTATTAATGGAACTACTGGTGGACAATTAGTAAAGCTAACACAAAGCCAACAAGACAATGTAGATGATTTAATTGTTAAAGCTAATGGAGATTATATGGAATTTGATAAACTAATAAGACAAAAATATATTAATAGCCCAGGTATTAAAAACCAATTCTTAGATGATTTAGCATCAAGAGTACCACAAGCATATTCGGGAGTGTTTAGATAATGCCTACATTTAGGGACCCAAGAACAGGACAAACAAAACAATTTGATACTTCTGCTGAAGCAGCAGGTGAAGGTTATTTTGAACAAGTACCGGACATTCAAATTGACCCCGATTTATTAGAAAAAATTAACAGCGGAACTCTTGACCCAAGCATTGACTTTAATATTGCTGACCCGCTAGATGAAGGTGATAGTGAGGAAAATTTAACACCAGGTATTATGACTTATTCTACATCAGCACAAGATGAATTAGATGCAGCTACAAACGCAGCGTTAGGAATAATACAATCATTATTAAAAGAGTTAGAAGGTTCTAATATTTATACTGGTTCATCTACACAATCAAAATTTGAAGAAGAAACTAAAACATATACACCTACTAAAGAAGATGCTTCGGCATTGTTCCCATATTTTCCGGACAACATTATTCAAAGCATTGTTAATAAATGGACTGAAACAGGAAGTATAGATATAGCACTAGCTACAGTAAGGTCAGGGGATGAATACGCTGCTGCGTTCCCTGGTATAAGAAGAGAAGATGGAACTCTTCGTATGACAGAAGTACAATATTTAGAATTAAAAGATGGTATGAAAGATGCATTAAGAACTTACAATCTTAATCCGGATATATTTGCAGATGAAATTGTTAATGCGATAAGTGGAGATGTAGATGTAACAGAGTTCCAAGCAAGATTAGAGTTTGGTTATGAACAATTAATAAACAACAAAGACCAAGTATTAGAAGTATTTAACGAACAGTATGGTTATGCAATAGATGAAACTTCTTTATTTGCTATGTTTATTAGCCCAACAATATCTACAGCAGTATTAGAAAATCAGATACTTACATCTCAAATACTTGCAGAAGCAGAGATAGCTACAGTAACAGTAGGCCTATCAACAGCAGAAAAATTTGTAGAGGCAGATATATCACAAAGAGATGCAGCTAAAGTATTCGCTAGAACAGAAGAATTATCCGGACTTACAGGTGCAGCCGCAGGTCGTGGCGGTACTATTACTGAAGAACAAATTGCATTAGGTGTAGCCGGATTATCGCCACAAGAATTAGGATTAATTAAACGAGTATCAGCACAAGAAGCTAGTGAAAGTGCAGTACAGACAGGTGCAGCAACAACCCAAGGTGGTCAAGTTGTTGGATTAGTTGAGGATTAACTACTTGTTTAAACAAGTTGTGTTATAATTAATACGACACTCTACTAAGGCCGGGTGGTTAAACTAGACCTAGAACGAAAACTGTCTTGATGCCTACATACAAGACACGATAAATAAATAATATGTAGTAGTTCAGCCGATGACATAAATGCGGCTTGTAAAAATATTATTTATAGAGGAGGACAGCAATGTCACAAAACGAAGAAGCAAGCGTAGAAACCAATACTGGTGAAGATAAAAACTGGAAGGCAATTCGTGAGGAGAATAAAACCCTCAAAGAAGAACTGATAAAGTATCAGACCCAGGAACGAGATGAGTTGTTTAAACAAATAGGTTTAGATAGGTCAAAAGGAATTGGTAAAGCAGCCGACCAAATGTACGAAGGCGATACTTCAGCAGATGCTTTAAAAGCATTTATATCTGAAGAATTTGGTGAAGAAGTATTTGGGCAACAAGACAGTTTTCGTGAAACAGTCAACGCAGGGCAGGAAAGATTAGACAACCTTGCAGCACAAGCACAAGCCGTGTCGGGTTCCCCAGGAATTCGGGACCAAATTGCACAAGCACAAGAAACTGGTAGGGTGCGAGATAGCATAGCTTCTAAAATGAAGGCTCTTAACGAGTTGGACAAAAAGTAGTTTAGGAGAATAAGCCTCCTAAACAAGAAATTTAGGAGATTAAAATGGCCGCAATAGGCTCACCCGACCCGATTTCAGTAAGCGAAATCAATAACTTTACAGGTGAACTATTCAAAGTTGGTGCAAGAAGAACACCTTTACTATCAATGGTTGGTGGTTTAACAGGTGGTAAACTTCTTAACTCTCCAGTTTTCCAAACCCAAAAAGTAGATACACCAGCAGTATCCGGCTACACAGCCGTTGCTGAAGGTGGTAACCCTGCTTACTTTGGTAGAAGCAGAAGTTCATCTATTGACTGTGTGCAAATTTGGAACCAAGGTGTTAAACTCACCTATTCCGCATTAGCATCCACAGGATACTTGAACTCACAAGCTATGGAAACAGGAACAGCAGCTTTTGAAGGTTCAAACCCAATTAATGATGAAATGGCTTTTCAATTAGAAGAGTTACTTTCAAAGATAGCAAGAGAAGTTGAATATGAATTTTTCAATGCTACCTTCAATGATGGAACAGATGGAAACCCAAGAGAGATGCGAGGCATCGCTGAATGGGTAGCCACAGGAAATGGTTCATCAGCATACGCACACGATGATGCCGGTAATGGAACCGGTTCAGCACAAGGTCTTGACTTTGATGCAATCGCAGAAACATTGAAATTAATGTATGATGCCGGTGCACCAATGCAAAATGTAGTGCTCTTCGCAAGACCAGGTTCAATCTTAGACTTGAACCAAAACCTTGTTAAGAGTGGTTCTAACCAAATGGCTATCTTACCAAGAGATAGAAATGTAGCTGGTATCAACATTGATACTATCGTTACACCATTCGGAAATATTGGATTAGCAGTGAACGAGTTCGTTCCTTCTGACCAAGCATTCGTATTGGACCTTGCATATCTTGATGTATGCTTCTTAAACATCCCTGGTAAAGGTGGTGTATTCGTAGAAGATACAGACAATGATGATGCAGCAGCAGTATCAAAGCGTGTTTATATGGAAATTGGTCTTGAAAAAGGACCAGCGGAATATCACGCTGTTATCAATGGCGTAAGCTAAAGATAAAATTTACAAGATTTGGGTGGAACTCCACCTCCACCCACTTCTTGTGTTAAAATATAAAATAAGATTTAGGAGAAAGAATGCCGGTAGCAGGTAAAAGTTTATACAAAACAAAAGCAGTAACAATAGACATAAGCGAAAGCACAACTGTATCTACAGCAGTGGATACTGATGGTTTATTGTTATCAGGAATTATCTTCCCAGCAGCAATGACAGGAACAGCTATTACATTTCAAGTAAGTAATACTAACTCCAACGGAAACTTTAAAGTCTTAACTGAAACTGATGGAACAGATGTGTCTTATACAGTATCAGCAGACAAACAAGTTCGTGTGGACCCTAGTGGATGGGCTGGAGTAGGTGCAATTAAAGTTGTATCCGGTTCCGCAGAAGCAGCTGATAGAGAAATTAAATTAGTATTTCATTCAGCATAAGGTAGAAAATGAGTAGTGATATAAGAGGTCTAGTAGATAGGACATTTAGAGAGTACCTAGATACACCCGATAAAGTTAATAGCTATTCATATTTAACAGGAGGTGTTGCTATTGATGCAACTACTGTTGCTTATGATGGTGACTTGTTAAGTGTTGAAGAAGAAGATGCTTTAGATGCTGGTGCAATTATAGAAATTGGCCAGGAGATTATGTTCTCTACTGCATTAAATACAGTATCAAACGAAATAACAGTCAAGAGAGGACAAAGAGGTACTACTGCAGCAGCACATAGTGCAGGTGATATTATAAAAATAGCACCATCTTATACCAGGAAAGCAGTTTATGATGCTGTTACAGACCAAATAGAAAATTTATATCCTACAATTTACGCAGTTGAAGAACAAACATTAACTTCTGCTACTGGATATGTTGCTTTAACTGGTGGAGATGACAACTTAATTGTTGCACCTTTAAAAGCGGTATCACAATTTACAACACTTGCATCGGGCAATGAAACATCAGTACAGTTTAGGGGTGTATCTGTAGAGTTAATAGATGTACCCACATCTGTAACTGCCTCCGGTAAAGTTGTACAGTTTTTTGGAATAAATACTGGTATAAATGTTCACGTTACATTTAAGAAAAAGTTTGGACAAGTAACAGATGAAGATACAACACTTGCTTCAATAGGATTAGAAAGTGAATATGAACCAATTATTATGGCTGGTGTTGCTGCACAATTAATAGCAGGTAAAGATATATCTACAATGGATGCAAGTTTTATTACAGAACAATTACAAACAGCTAGTGTTCCTATAGGAAGTTCAAACTCTGTAAGAAATTCATTATTACAATACCAACAGTTGCTTATTCAACAAGCACGAAAGGACCTTAGAGCAAGATACCCGGAACCAGTAACAATAAATAGTGTTGTATATCCGAGTGCATAATGCCTAGAGTATCAAGCACTTCCAATTTAAGAAATCCAAAACGATACGGATACGACATACAAATTGATGATATATATTTAAGAACTGCTACATCCCCGGATAGACAAATGACAATACAATCTTCTGATGTACAAGAACAACAGGTTAATGTAAAACAAAATGCTGAAGATTTTACTTCTAACTTAGGTCGTATATATTCAAGAAATAATTTTACAGGAGGACAAGGACTTGATACTGCACATAGAGCAGATGCAAAACCTAATGACCCAAATAGATTTTGGGATAGTAAAGGAGTAGATGTTTTTCACGGAGATGATGAAGTAGCTTATAATATTCATTTATTATTTACAACAGAAACAAAAAGTATTAATTTTTCAAATACAAATAACTATTTAGCAAGAACAACCAATGGTGATTTGTATGTGACAGATAGTACTACAATATATCAATCTACAAATGATGGAGTATCTTGGTCATCAGTTTCACCAGGTTTTACTATAAACTATAATATTACAGGTATTGCATCAGTAGGTGACCACATTTATGCAACAACAGCAAATAGTGTATCTAATTCAGAGTTAATAAAATATGATGGTACTACCTGGACCAAAGAGAATACACACTGGGATAGCAATGGAGGACTTACTGGTGTGTGGTTTCAAAAAGGACAGTTATTTATATCTGCAGATGATGGTGTAATAGAGAGAGTTTACGCTGTAAGCCCATTTAATAAAACTTGGTCAGCATCTGATTTAGCAGTTGATGATGAAATAATTAAATTTGAAGATAGTCACCACGTTTCACAAGTAATTGATGCCGGTGCTGTAGTGTTAGTAGCAAGTACAAATGGTGATATATATTCTTGTAAAGAAGTAGAAGGTACATTCGGACTTAAAGGGCAAACAAATATTCCGTATGAAGAAATACATTCTATTGCAGCTGCAGAAGGTCAAGTATTTTTTGGTACTAAAGAATTTAGTCGTGATGTAGGTAGGATGTATCGTGCTCAACTATCAGTAGCAGATGATTTGTATGTCTTAACTGGTAGGCAATTAATAAAAGAATGGGTTATTGATGGTATAGACACAACACCAAAACATATGTTCGTATCAAGAGATAGTGTATATTGTGGTATCCAGGAAGATACTAATGAAAGTTATTTATGGAGATATTACTTACCAACTGCAGGTCTAGCTAGAGATTTAGAATTGGGTGAAGGTGGATTTGTTACTGGTATATCTAACGCAGGTGGTAAATTTTTAGCAGTAGTAGCCGGTGCTGATATATATAGAGAAACCTCTACACATATGAGTGAAGGTTATTTAGTGTTATCTGCTGCAGATTTTTTTACTGCAGAAAATAAACAATTTGTTGGTGCAGAAATATCTACTACTAACTTAGCAACTAACACAAGCGTTGAGTTGCAATATTCTACAAAGTTTGAAGATTTAGATACTCCTACTGCTGCTACATACACAAGTGCCTTTGAACAAATATCCGGTACAGGTGATATTGAAAAACAAATAGCAGAAGTATCAAGATATATTATTGGTAAAGTAGTTTTAAAATCAAGTGATGGTATCAATACACCTAAAGTTAAATCAGTACAGTTTCGTGCATTAGCTAGACCGGAACTTGTAGTTGCACAAATACCTATAAATATAAGCGATAGAGTTGAAAGGCCCGGCAGAAAACCTATAACTGTAAAAGGATTAGGAGATGAATTATATTCTGCACTTCGTTCTAAAGAAGGTGACAGTGTTACATTAGAAATATTTCAACCACGAGAAATTATTCGTGGTGTGGTAGAACAAATAAGCTATCCAGTTATATCTAACAATAACTTAGGTAGCGATACTACTTATGCTATCATTACAGTGCGTGGAACTAGACAGCCTACATTGACAGATGTAACTTCTGTACACGTTCCAGGTATTGCAGCATTTGGTATAATGAGATACGGAGGATAATGGCTACAAGTCAAATAGTAAACTTTTATGAAAGCACCTTAGCATCAATACTAACAGGTGCTACTCCTGCTAGTACAACAGTAGTTACAGCACCAACAACAGATGGTACTACTGTAATTAATGCATCAGTTAGTAGCCCTATATATTTAGTTATGGACCCGGATAACTCTGCTAACAGAGAAGTTGTATCTGTAACTGCATCTTCGGGTACTTCTTTTACTGCTATAACAAGAGATTTAGAAGGTAGGCACGCAAGTTTACCAACACACCAAGTAGGTACAATAGTAAGACTTGCTGTATTAGCCGAACATATTAGTGATGCACAAACTTTATCAACAAATGCACAAACAACTGCAAACGCAGCACTTCCTAAATCCGGTGGAACTATGACTGGTACTGTAGATTTTGATGGTAACGAACTTACACAACCTAAACTTGCAGGTTTTGAAGAGAAGGTTTCGGACCTTGGTGCTTTAACTACTGGTACTACAGATTGTGATTTAGAGGCACACAATGTATTTGAAGCAGACATACAAGGAACAGTAACATTAAACTTAACAAATGTTGATAGTTCATTATTAGAAAATGCAACATTTATTCTGAAAAATACTACAGGAACAGCAGCATTATCCTGGGAAATAGATGGCGTATCTAAAACACCTAAGCACGCTAATGGTAATGTTTATGCACAAACTGCATCGGGAATAGATATAGTAGGTGTATTAACATATGAAGGTGATTTATATATAAACGCATTACAGGCCTTTGTTTAAACAATGAGTATGTTACTAATGCTAAAAGAAGGTGGAAGTTTAGGTATTGATACTATTGGTAACTTACCAATAGATGAAGATATAGATTTATTACCTGATGCTAGTGGATTTGATGCAACATTATTATTTACAACATATAGAATTTTTACAGGAACTAATGCTTTACAACAACCTAGTAACAGTGTTCATTGGGTAGAAGCAGTTGGTTTTGCAAATTCCGAAGAACAAGTTATCCTATTAACTGGGCTATAAAATGCCTTTAGGTGCAACAAGATTTGCGTTTAGTGGGAGTGATGAACCATATGATGAAAACCTCGCTTTCCTTGTAACAAGATTTTTTGGTGCTAATATAGGTATAGCTACAGATAATCCGGACAATAGATGTCACTGGGTTATAGTACAAGAGTTTGAGCAACAACAATTATTGCTCACACAATTATAGGAGATAATTAAATGGCGAATGAGTATAAAATACTTGCACAAAGTAACCCTGCTGCTACTACTAATACAGATATTTTAACTGTTGGTGCAGATACGCAGGTAATAGTTTCAACAATAACAGTTGCAAACTTAGAGGGTTCAGCAAATACTTATCGTATTGCAGTTAGAGATGGTGGTGCATCCATAGACAATTCACATTACATTGCTTATGACACTACTATTCCTGCAAACGATACAGTTGCTTTAACTTTGGGTATTACTTTAGGTGCAACAGATGTAATAACTATATATGCTTCAGACACAAACTTAGCTTTTAATGTATATGGCGTAGAGATTACATAGGAGTATAAATGGGAGTTTACAGAGCAACTGCACAAGCAGTTGGTTTGGGTAGAAAATCTAAAAAAAGTTTAGGTTTTGTTACGCAAACACATACATATACATCTAGTTCTTCATTTTCTAAACCACTTGGCTCTAACTATTTTGAAATGTTAGTAGTAGGTGGTGGAGGAGGACCAGGAAATCATCAAGGTGGTGGCGGTGGTGGTGCCGGTTATGTAGATGGTTTTGGATTTCTTAGTGTACAACCTGGTAATAACATTACTGTAACTATTGGTAATGGTGGTAACAACGCAAACAACTCCGGCCAAAGAGGTGGTCAATCTAGTATTGGTAACATTGCTGCAGGTGGCGGTGGTGGTGGCGGTGCTTGTTGTGGTTGGGGTGGACAAGTAGGTAACAACTCTAGTACAGGTTCCGGTTCTACTAAAGTAACTGTAACTTCCGGTGGAGAAAAAGGAACAGGTAATGGTCGTTCCGGTGGTGCCCATAACAATGCACAACACGTTAATCGTGGAGAAATAGGTGGATATTTTAACAGAACTTCTACTGACTATGGTTCTACTTACTATCATTCCGGTGGTGGTGGTGGAGGAGGTGCCTGGGGTGCACAAGGTTCTTCGGGTAACCTATATGGTGGTGGTGTAGGCGGAAACTCTAATAACTCACCAGGTGGAAATGGTGTTGTTAACTCCGGTTCCGGTGGAGGTGGCGGTGGTAACAATCATTCCGGTGGAGATGGTGGTTCCGGTAAAGCCTATATTCAATATTTAAAGGATGCATTGTAATGATAATTGCGTGGGTTAGCCCTGGAGGCACAATAGAAAATATTGCTATTGCAGATAGTTTAGAAGATGCACAAGCACTATGGCCAACAAAAAATTTAAAAGTTATTGCTGATGATTTAGGATACAAACCAGGAATTGGATGGGTTTGGAATACAGAAACAGAAGAATTTAATGGACCACATTTGTTTCCTAGTTGGACATTAAATGAAACTACAAGAGAATATGAACCACCAGTTCCGTTTCCGCAAGATGCTGGTTCATTAATGTTTGATGGTACAGAGAGCGATGATGCACTTGCACCAAAGAGTTATTATTGGGATGAAGATTTAGGTAATTGGGTGGAGATGTCAGCAGGTTCAGATATACCTGCCGATAAATTACCGAATGGTGGATAAAGTATATTGGTTCTTAGCGGACCTTCCCGAATTACCACCTAGTCATATCTTTGATGACCCACAACCTTACAATCAAAACATAGGTTGCCCACAAACTACAGCATTAGATAAACAACGATTTACATTACACGCACCACAAGACATAGTTATAGATGAATATGAAGGACAATTCACAGCAGAAATGCCTTATGTATTTTTATCTGAAAGTGACATACAAATGTATTTACTAAGTAAGCACAAAGATTTCGCAGAAGGATTATTAAATATAAAGTTTCAATGTAAGATATTAAACTTTACATTAGTAAATCCTAAACAACAAACAATTAAAAAAGGAGAACCTTTAATGTATGTGTTGTTTAATAGACCAGTAGAGTTAATACACATAATACCTAACGATGCAATATGGAGAGCATTCTTAGCAAATTATAGACTAGCTGATTATTACAAAGGTGTTACTAAACTATACAGTAGGATTAAAAAAAGATTTCCATACAAGGAGTTATCTAAATGTCATCAAATAAAATAGCAATAGTAGGTAAAGGAACAGCAGGTGCTATATCTGCAATGCATTTTTCTGCTTGGTCTAATTATGATATAGATATTTATTACGATAGTTCTGTACAAGAGGCAGCAGTAGGTGAAGGTTCGCAGTTATCCTTACCTTTATTGTTAAAAGATGCATTTGATTTTAGTTATGCTAACTTACCAATCATTGATGGTAATTATAAAAGAGCAATACATTACATTAATTGGGGTAAGCAAAAATATAATGCATACGATTACTTACACGAGTTTCATATGCCTTATATGTCATTGCATTTTAATGCTTTAAAGTTACAAGAGTTTGTAAAAGACCAGTTAAGTACAAGGCCCAACATTAATTACATAGATAAAAAAGTCAATCCTAAAGATATAGATGCAGATTTAATTATGGACTGTAGCGGTTCACCTAAAGAATTAAACGATGAGTTCCACATACCACAATACATATCAGTTAATTCAGTTTATGTACAACAAGTGTATTGGGATAATCCATCAATAGATTACACATTATGTATAGCTAGACCATACGGCTGGGTATTTGGAATACCATTAGCTAACAGATTATCTTTAGGTTATTTGTACAACAACACATTTAACACAGAGGAAGAGATAGCAAAAGATTTAGAAGAACTATCTAATGAGTTAGAAGTAGAGTTAAGTTCTGATGTAAATAGTTTTTCTTTTAAAAACTATTGGCGTAAAGATAATTACCTAATATTAGATGGTAATAGAAAATTCGCATACAACGGCAACGCATCTTTTTTCCTGGAACCATTAGAGGCTACAACTATAGAGATGATAGATAAAGTAAATAGGCATAGTTATGACTGGTTGCATAAAGGACAAAGACCATTTCACTCGCAACAGTTATATGACAACTGGTTACAAGAGGCTGAAGTAATTATTATGGTGCATTATGCAGCAGGTAGTAAATGGGATACACCATTTTGGAAGTATGCAGAAGAACAAGGCACTGCTTGTTTAAACAATGCGAGTGAAAATATATGGAAGAACATAATACATAGCGAACAGTTTGACTGGCGTAAAGATAATTATGAGTTAGGTTTTACTGGTGGTGGATGGTTGTTACATTCTTGGTTTCAAAATCTAAATGGATTAGGTATGTATAAAAAAATACACGAAGAAGGTATATATGGAAAAGCCTAAAATAGAATTTGTACCTGTTAAACCTGCACACAATTATGTAACTAATCTAGCACAACCAGTACCAGCAAATAAGTTCTTACCCGAATGGTATAAAAAATTAAAACATCATCCGGTGGACCCAACTGACTTACATTTGAAAGACAATGCAAAAGGTTGCCCTGCTATACAAGATATACTATCTACGGGATATATTATTCCTGCTTGGTCGTGGATTAATATAGTACAAGAACACTCAGGACCAAGAGTACAACAAGGTATAGAAAGTTTTTTTCCATCAAATGAAATTATAGGTATGCATCAATCGTATCAAGTAGATGGTGTTCCTGTAGAACAATTAGCAAGTGGTGGTATATTAAAACTACATAGCCCTTGGAGAGTTTATACATCTAAAGGATGGGGAGTATTATATTCAGACCCGTTTTGGACAGAAGATAGAAGGATTAGATTATTGCCTGGTCTTGTTAGAAGTGATGTATATGGTAGTGTTAATTTTCCATTTGAAATAAATCCTCCATTGCAAGTAGGAGAAAGCGTACAGATTTTACAAGGCGACCCATTGATACACGTTCAGATAGTACCATTGGATGAAGAAACAGAGTTTGTTGTTAGAAAAGCTACAGCAGAAGATGAAGCAAAGCATCACGAAGAAGGTGTTACTGTTTTGTCAGTACATAAAAATTCACTACGAAAGGTGCATAAAGAATATGATAAAAATAATTAATGATTTCCTTCCCAAAGAATATCACGATGCAATATTAAACGATATGTTAAGTAACAATTTCCCTTGGTATTACAATCCTAGAACATTAGAAGAAGAAGGTGGTATAGAACCCGATGACAAATTTATATTTGTACATTTGTTTAACAATGCAGTAGAAGTTACAAGCGACTGGTTCCCACTTGTTAATGATATGTATAAATTCATACACAAAGAACAACCATTTAAACAAGTGTATAGATGTAAAGCTAACCTATCTACTAATCAAGGTAAAGCTGTTAAGCACGGGGCCCACCAAGACTTATGGGATGTAGATGATTACATAACTTGTGTGTATCAAGTAAATAAAAATAATGGTATGACAGTATTTGATGACCCGGATAAAGGAATATACCAGGAAGTTCCTAGTGAAGGTAATCAATTAATAATATTTAGCGGTAACATACTACACTATGGCGTTACACAAACAGATGAAAAAGCTAGAGTTGTTATTAACTTTGTAATGGATAACAATGAAACCTAAGATAGATTTTGTATCAGCAGTTCCGGAATTAGAAAACATTGAGATATGCAAACCTAAACCTGCAATGGAGTATCTACCTCCTTGGTTTAGCCAGTTACCAGCAAAAATGAACGGAGGTAAGACAGCTAAACAATGCCCTAGCTTCGTTGATTTGTTTAAACTAGCTTATGTTATACCTATGTGGTGTGATAGCAAGCTAACAAGAGATGGTGATGAGTACCATTGGGAAACTGCAAATAGTTTATTTACCTGGGAGATACACGGAGATGGACAATTTAGTAATCATATACCCAAAAATAACTATGGTATTTTTAAAGCGATATCACCCTGGCTAACCTTTACACCTCCAGGATGGAGTGTTATGCAGTTGCCTATGTATTATCATTTCAATCCCGACTGGGAAGTATTGCCTGGAATTATATATTCAGACCAGCACCACGAAAACAATCAACAGGTTATGTTGTTTAAACAAGAAGTAATTATCAAGCAAGGACAACCTCTTTGTATGTACATACCTTACAAGAGGGATAAAACCAAACAAAGAATATGGGCTATGAATAAATACTGGTGGTCAAGACATAGGAAGTCTAGGTTAGAATTAACTTCAGTATTTGATTACGGGTATAATCGCAATCGTAACTATTAAGTGGTATAATCTTATTTATGGATTACATCATAGGATTTTTATTAGGAATTTTTTTAAAAGATATTATGGGATATCTTAAAAGAATAAGTGAATACGACTGGGAAAATCGTAATTATTTTAATAAGGCATATACCTGGAGTGATGACATTTATATGTCGGAGGATGACCTTCCATAATGGCCACTTCAAAATCAAGTAACGGATATACACAGAAGGAATTAAATCAAATGATATTTGAGAAACTTGAAAAGATTGAAGAGAAGTTGGACCAAAAGTTAGACAAAGCAGAATTTTATAAAGTATTAACGCTACTTGTAGCACTTGGTGGAGTTGTTGCAGCGATTGTAATGTAAACAATGGGAAAAATGAGTGAGTTACATATAGAAACATTTCAGTTACCTGAAGATATGTTTACAGATAATCCTATATTCGTAGATACATCACAAGAATTTACAGATGATTGTGGAGATAGTTGTAAAATTAAATGGCAACATTAAAGATAGACACAAAGACACTAGCACCAATAGTTATAACAGCTTTGCTTAGTGCATTTGGTTGGGTATTCAACTCCATAGAAGAAATTAAATCACATCAAAACGCTTGTGATGCTATGGTATTAGAGATGAATAGTGAACTTGATATGTTAGAAAGTAACTTTACTGAACTGTTATTTAAAATGGGTGGCTAGAATATAACTATGTGTAAAGTAGAAGTAAAAGAAGATGGTTCATTTGTGCAGTTGTGTAACTGCAAAGGTGGAAGTGATAACTGTGGAAATAATAAGAAGAGATAGCTGGGGTGCTAAACCTAACAAGACTAAGTTTAGTAAGCTAGGAGATATCAAAGGACTGGTAATCCATTGGTCTGCTTATCCTAAAGCAGTAGGTAATCAAGCAGAGATGGACCAGTGTAAGACAATACAAAGACTACATCAAGTAGATAGAGGTTGGAATGATGTAGCATACAACTTTTTAGTAGGAGATACAGGACAGATTTATGAAGGCAGAGGATTTGGTAACAGAAGTGCGGCCCAAGGTGGTAACAATAGGCAAGAGATTAACTACAATAACAAGCATTATGTTGCTGTGTGTTGGCTTGGTGGTGCAGAACCTACCGACAAACCTTCAGATAAAGCTATTAAATCTATTGAGTGGCTATACGAACAAGTCGGTGGAGAACTAAGACCTCACTCATCGTTTAAACAAACAGCTTGCCCTGGTGATGCCTGGAGGCAGTGGATTATTGAACACACTTCTTCACAAAAAACAAGTCAAGCAACTACTAAGATGAACACAGATAAAAAACTTGCTATAATTATTGCTAAACTAGAGAACATAGAAAATAAATTAAAGTTAGGAAATCTAATAAGATGAAAGAATATAAAGAAGTTTTGGAAAAAACTATTTGGACATTCGTTGAGGCCTTTATATCAGCACTTACAGTAGCACCATTAGTTGGTGTTGATGCTGATGCTCTTCAGCTTGCCGCCTTATCCGGTGGTGCGGCTGCATTAGTTGTAGTTAAAGAGTTCGCTAAGAAACAAATAGGTAAAAAACCAGCAACTAAAGTATCTAAATAATTTAATTTAAATACCAGTGTTTTTCAATATCTGTTATATACTTGTTTAAACAAGCAAGAAAACTGGAGGTGGAACTTGCCTAAAAAGAAACAAGAGAAGGGGATACCGGTAGAGAATAGTAATAACTTTTACAAAGCCGGATGGAAACCTAACGCTGAATTTAATCACGAAACAAACAGGGGTGAAATAACAGAAGTCACTACTGATAAGAACTACCACAATAACTACGACAACATACTAAAGAAGTGGGGATTTAATCCTAAAGAGTATGAGATAGATGGTATCTTAAAAGTATCTTCCTGGAATGCACAACTTAAAGGTGGTAGGGTTGAAACATTTTATGCATTCAAAGGTACAATTCGTAGAAAAAATTTATCAAGAGATAAGTATTACAAGGAATTGTTTAAACAAGCAGTTAAGAAGCCACCACTACCGAAGCATAATATCTTTAAGGGTGACACTGCATTCTGCTTTTTCCTTGCCGACTTCCAATTAGGTAAAGATGACTATGGTGTAGAAAACACAGTCAAAAGATTTGATGTTGCTTTACAAGATGGGTTGCAACTACTAAAGAACTACAGAAAAATGGGTATGAAGATAGATGAGATTTACTTAATAGGAATGGGTGACCTCACAGAAGGGTGCAGTAAATTCTTTTACGACAGTCAACCACACAATGTTTCTCTCAATCTCTTAGAACAATACGCATTAGCCAGGGCAATGATATTCAAAGCAGTAGAAAACTTCTTACCTCACGCAGATAAGATAGTTCTTACTGGTGTTCCAGGCAATCACGGAGAAATGACAAGAAGTTCTAAGGGTCAAGTGCTATCTAATCGTTTAGATAACAGTGATACTATGCATATACAAATAATGGATGAGATATTTAAAGCTAATCCGGAGAGATATAAGAAGGTAGAGGTAATAGTTCCGGAGGGTTATCACTTAAACTTAGATATAAAAGGTGTGCCTTGTGCTTTTACTCACGGCCATATGAGTTCGGGCAGTGGGAATGCAGAAAACAAAATAGAGAACTGGTGGAAGGGTCAGATGTATGGGTTCTTACCATCGGGTGATGCGAAGATATTAGTCACAGGCCATTACCATCATTTTCGTGCTAAGACACAAGGTGATAGACACTGGTTTCAATGTCCATCTATAGATAAGAGTATAGACTTTACACAAAGAACAGGGTTGTGGTCACATCCAGGGGTTCTTACATTATTAATAAACGACAGGGGTCCTAGCTTTCCAGTCATTGTTTAAACAGGTAGGCCAGGCCTAGCTTTTAAAGGCTAGACCTGCTATCTCATCAATGGGCACCAATACTCCTTTACTTCTATTACCATCGCCACCGACCACATCCCTTTTGGATTGTAGATATTTACTTACTATTTTTTTAAGGTCAGCAACTCTAACAATATAAGCAATGACAGGATTTTCTAACTCATCAACAAGAAATACACACCAGTATTCGGATTTGGTAGCCGCTATACCACTGCGTTCCCACTCATCTTTACCGATAGGCTTATAAGCATACTCAACGAAATGGTTTCGTGTGTTCTCCCATATATGCCTCTCGCTTTTTACTTCTATGTTTTTACCTAACATAAACTCTTTAAATAGTTCCTCCATCTCTTCACCTTTTTTAAGGTCATCGTGAAACTTTTGTGTGTTTATGTCGTAGTCTTTATTCTTCGGCATCGTTCCTCCAACATTGTCCGCTACTATTCCAATGGTGCTTACCATCGTTATACCATAACCAGGATGCTACCTTAGTAGATATAACTGGGTCAGTCCTTGGGCTAGTAATCTTTAGTTTGGGTGTAAGCCAGTTCCAGGTATCATCATTGAATTGAAACAGTCCTACATCTCTAGTTCCATTTGTGTTGTCATTGACCGCATCAGCACGGCCCGAACTTTCACAGAATATAATGGTGAGAACCTCCGAAACATCTTCTTCTTTAAAGTGTTTGCTTATAAGAGGTTCCCACTCAATTACATTTTCTATCTTCTCTACATTGTTTAAACAAGTGGCGTAGAGGTTTATATCACTAGGCATCTCTCCAACTGGATAGATACATAGGGGTAATATCCATTTAAAAAATAGGGGTATTACCATCTCTTTTCTTCTCCTCTTGTTTTCTTTGTGTAAGTTCTACCAGGTATGCGTTGCATCCTTGTAATTCATTTTTCATAGAACCTAAGTCAGTCACAACCTTGTCCATTACTGCACAAAAATAGTTTTCATCTTTGTCATAATAAACTGGTTGTCCTTGCCTACATCTATGAGGGAACCTACACTTAGTATCCGGTAAAGATGCTATGTCAAAGTTATGATTGGGGTATTTCTTTTTTAACTTATCCTTTAGCTTACCGATAGAGATGGATGGGTTTTCTAGGCCCATCCTTCGGGAACTTCCTTGTCACCACTACCACCGATGTATCCTCCCCAACCACATCCGTTAGCATCCGGCCTCCACTTTGGGTCATTAGTTTCACAACTAAAATCCGGTATTCTTTTTATACCGCTACCTTCCGGTGCGTTAGCCTTCTTCTCTCTATTGTCTGCAATGTTGTCAGCCTTGTCACACTTAGGGCATTTTCTAACAACCTTCTCTTCAACTTCACCGAATACTTCTTTAACAAGTTCAGTGTCATCTTGTTGTTTCTCAGCCTCCTGGTATTGCACGAACAAGTCCATAAAGTTATTAAAGTCTTGCTCATTCCATTCACCTATGTCAAGTTTGTTATCGGCCTTCTTCCAGTCAGCCCAAGCCTTGTCCTTAATATGTTTTCTTACTGCTTTGTCAGCCTCGTGAAACTCTAAGGCACTGCGTAATCTGTTAAGCATATCTGCTGGGTCCTCATCTAAGAACTTCTCTTCAGTCTTAGGTTTAGGTGTTGGCTTTGGCTTTGGTTCTGCTTTAGGTTCTTGCACTGGTGCATCACCTTGTGCATAGAACTCTTCTTCAGTAACTCCACCGGTCCATAGCTCTAGTCCAAGGCCTATTCTCATCGCACATCTTTTGATACCATCACTAACTGCAAGTTTTAATATCTCACTTTCAGTGTTTCTCTCCAGTGCGTGCTTATCAACATCACCTACTTCTTCTATAGTTTGGTCTGTTGCTTTAATGTATAGTCTGCACTTGGCCCCGACTATCGCATTATCTTTGCCTCTTACTTCTTCGTATGTGAAGTCATAACCTCCAGGGATTACATCTACTAACCGCTGTGTCACAATGTGATGCGGAACATACTTACCGAATTTTCCTTTAGGTGCATCTTTAACTACATCCTTAGAGAAATTCTTTATCAGTGCTTTTAGGATTTTTTCATCCATTCTTATCTCCTTATTCCAACTTCTTTACGATATCGTAAAAAGTTTTTCTTTGCGTTTTTACTCTTCATACAAAACTCCCACCAAGTTTCAAAGTCACAATAGTTCGTATCCCATTTCTTATATGGTTTGCAATTTATATTGTGTTTCTTGTGGTGTCGGCAAGCGTAACCTTTACCGAACACTTTATATGCTGGGTTCTTTTGTATTGGCTTAGGCATTTACCTTCACCTCTTCCATAATCTTATATACTCTTGCTAAACTAATACCTAAAATGTCAGCAACCTGCTTGACTTTTACGCCACTGTTTAAACAACTAGCAATATAATTTTTTCTTACTTCTAAGTTAATGTTCTTTTGCGTGTCTAATCTGTTTAGTTCGTGTTGTATTCCACGAAGATTATTTATCGCCATCAACTGTTCTTTTGTTGTCAATGCTAATCACCTCCGCATCTTCTACTTTTGCATCTACAACTGTGCATCCAGGGATACTGCTTATGTATCCGACTAGAAAATTTTGTCGTTGTTCTGCTGTTCTTTGATATAAAGTTTCATCTTCTACTAGAACTTCTAGTGTTAGAACTTTACTCTTCTTCTTGCTCTCCGGCATCTTCTGTTCCTTCCTTTACTAATGCGTTATATGCTTGTGCGAATTGTTCCAGTAATGCGTTGGCTAATACTGGATTTGGTTTGTTTAATCTTGGGCCTGCGGGTCTTACTTCTGCACCACCACAAGCGTTAGCTAAATTAATACTCCAATTTCTAATTGTTTTAGGGTCTTTAAAGTTAAGGCCTTGGGCCATACTCCACCTCTTTCTAGTCGTTAGACTGTTATTGTTTCGTATAAGTTTATCAACTGAGTGTTTGCACCTAGGTCTTGAAGGTGTCTTATTTGTTCCTTAGCTCTACCTAAGTCGTTAAACTCCCATTGCATAGTGCTGTTGTCTAATAAACTTACACATTTTACAATGTATTTCATAACATTATGTTAACACCTGTTGAATATTAAACAAGTATTGATTAACTATTTTATTTATTACTTCCTTCCACTTCATATTGTTTTAATATGTTGTCTATCTCTATTTGTTTTTTAGCAATATCGATTTCTAATTCTGCTACTTTTATATTGGAGTGAAGTTTTTCTTGCGTGTGTATCAAAGTACTCACATCACTTTTTCTATTTGTGTTTACTAAAGCTGTATTAACTGCGTTTAATCTACCTTGTAATTTACGCAGTAATATTTCTAACTCTAGTACTTCTTGCTCTATCATCCTCCATCCTCATTCATTCTCGCTCTATACTCTTGCCTATCTTGGTATAAGTCGTGTTCATCAATAGGGTTTTCTTTAACCTCTACTGCTTTTATTTCTATTCCTTCTTGTAGTTTTAAAACAAATCCTTGGTCTGTCTTACCAACAATATCAAAGTGTTGTAAAACTGTTGGCTCATCTAGCTCACCAGTGGTTTGTTTTTCTATAGCTTCTTCTTTGTTGTCGAACATAATCCACTTAACATCACCTTGGGTGGATGTTTTTAGATTGAACTTCGTACAAATAGATATTACTTTAGGATTGTCCTTCATCATTATCTCCATTTCTTTTGAAAAAATTATCCATAAAATCTTTGGATAATCTTTCCTTATTTGCTCTCTTAATTTCTTCTTTTGCTATTCTATATTCGGCATACATCAACCACATTGCTGATATGGTTAGTGTCACAGCCACCCCGAACATAAACATAATTATTAATCCTTGAATACTTAACATTATTCCTCCTTCTATTATTTTTTTTATACTATCTTATACGGCTATTGAATTATTGTCAATAACTGTTTAAGTTTTGCCTCCTGTTTAAACAACTAGACAAGCTAGGGCCGGAGGCACCCAACCCTAGAATGTCTTACCCTATTGGGCGTGTTAGTTGATTGGTACTTTGTGTGTTGTGTCGCTTAGTAGTCGCATCCAGGTAAGGAACTCTCCGCTCTTTAGATAGTCCAATACTGCTTGCAAGTTGGTGTCTTCTAACCAGGCTCGCTTGAATGGTATGTCTATCTCCTTGATAGTCTTGTACACCATACCCCTTACAACATTGCCTTCTGCTAATCTACTTCGGTCCAGGTAAATAATTTCCGCACCGAATACTGGTATCATTTCATCTTTTGCATCATCCCAATTCCAGGTAATGTTATCTATTCCTATCTGTCCATCACTTGAATGAACTTCTATTGATAGCATCTCCTCGCATCCATAGTGATTGCAATGAAGGTTTTCTTCTCTGATTTCAAATTCTTGTTGAACTCTGCTAGTCACCTTCATATCACAGAAGACTTCGCTGAAGAACCTAACTTCTATGTCTTGCTCTTCTCGCAAGTCTTGTTCTTTTTGTACCCTCAAATAATCTTGGATTAATTCTAAGTCTGCTTTGAATTGTTCCGCAACTTTTTGTTGGTCATCTCTTGAATGGTCGCTCATTCTTCCTCCTCTTGTGTATCTTCTACATTAAATTTGATAGTGATATATTTATCTGTGTCTGCTACGAACTCCCAGTCTGAATGGCCGAACATAACTTCACAAGCACTATCTAACTCTTCTGTATCAATAGATGAAAAACCTGGATTGTGTTTCACATCTTCACTACTTATTTCTAAGTATGTATGTTTCCTTGCTAGCTTTGTATTAAAAGTATCTACTGTTTGTAAACTCTTTAATAACTCGCTAGCTTTTATTTTGTAGTATTGTCCATCACTTGTTTCGCACCATACCGAATTGTTATTTCGGCCATCGCTAGTCCATACTTGAACAATATCTTTACCATTTATCACACTGCCTCCTTTTAACTGTGTCTGTAAATATCCTTGTGATACTTACCATAAACCAGGCTGTTTAAACAACCTGGTCTAGCTAGGTATCTTAGAATGGCGGGGCTTCGTTAGCATCTCTCACTTGTAGTTTGTCATCTTCATCCCAGTAGGTGTCGTTGACTTCTACATTGTTAGCTTTGGCGAACTTGAACTGTTCGTTGTCTGCCTCTATGATTTCTCTAACAACTTTCTTGTCCTCCTTACTAGCTTGTGAATAAGGAATACCATAAGCTCTCTCATCACTACCCATCTTTGCTGTGTTGACTGGTGCGTTGTCTGCTTTTACATTGCCTGGCTTAAAATGTTCCAGTTTGCAAGCAATAACTTTACCATATCTCACACTCGTTATAATTCCTGCAATATTGAATTGGTCATCACTCCATTTCTTTACTGCATCTTTTGCGCTATCTGCTTGAACACTAGCTACATCGGTGTAGCCACTGAACATACATCTAGCCTGAACAATATACTGTTGCATATTGTGCCTCCTTTTATATTTGTGTTTGCATATTTACTATAAGACTGGCTGTTTAAACAACCAGTCCTAACTAATTATGCTTGCTCTTGTAGCATTTCTTCTGTAACTTTAGTTAAGTATTTCGGTGATACTTTATACTTTGTGCCTTGGTATTTTTCTAATATGATTACACTAACTGTTTTCTTATTAACTTTTTCTACTCTAGCTCTAAGCACTTGTCCATCACTGAACTTAACATCTACAAGGTCTAACTCATTGAACTGATTTACCTGTTGTTTTGTGTTTAAGTCCCATCTCTCTTTGAGTAGGTCATAAACTCCTTGTAGGTCATCGTTGTTGAATATGTTAGCTATTGCTGTTCTAGCAATTCTTGCATTTTCTTTGTCACTTTTGCTCACTTGGGCCTCCTATATAGTTTTGTAAATATCCTTATGATATCTACCATAAAGCTGGCTGTTTAAACAGCCAGCTCTAGCTAGATACTTAGGCATAATCTTTGCGTAAGTTTTCCGGTAACTCTACAACTGTGGATGAACCGCAAGCCATACATCTGAAGTTGTCACCAACTTTTCTGAATACTGCGATTGATACTCTTGCAATAAGTCCCCAACCTTGTGTTAATGATTTGTCGCTAGCACCAGGGCAAGTTTCTGCACCAGTGCATCTAACTGCTACTGTTGTTGAACCTTTACCCTTGGTATCTTCTACCATCTTAGAGTGTGGAAGGTATCCTAACTCCTGGATAAAGTCTTGTATCATAAGAGTGAACCTTGGTCCAGCAATAGTTGCTGTTGGCTTACCCTCTGCACCTAGATAAGATTTGATAACTTTAGAGAATTTTGCATTGTGTCCAGTACCCGATGGTAATATTGCGTGTGTTACCTCGTGGGCAACAACCTGGGCTGTTTCAATACATTCTGCTAAATTACTTGCACCTAATGTAGGCTTGATAAAGATTTCTCTATAATTTCCAGTGCTGTGTGTTTCATAGTGACATACACCGATAGCTGAACCTTTAACACCACCCGGCATAAAGCCGATGGATAATCTAATATTTTCTCTTGGAACAACCGGAACGAACTCTTCGTTGATTTTGTCGTAGATAAAATCCGCAACTTTGTTTAACCAGGTTTCACGATTACCCTTGAATAAAGGTAAGTGTTCTTCGTGTACTGGATTTTCCGCTAGTAATGTCTTCATATTGCCTCCTATTTGTGTTTTATATTTAGACTAGAGTTATGTAAAAAGGTTACATAATCTCTCAAAGACCGGCTGTTTAAACAACCAGTCTTAAATAGATTATATATAAAAGACTAGATTAAAAGTTATGCGAACTGCTAGTAATGGTATAAAGTCTGTTAATCTCCCGCAATCTCACCCCGGTTAAAGGTCACGATAGTTTGATTTTTTCGCTTATGAGGTCAATCTGTCGCCTTCCTATTATGGTTGGGCCTATCGGTAAGCTAGCATTTCCTCTAGCATCTAAGTTTCCCGATAATCAAATCTTTGGCTGTATCCTGGGGCTTTTATGCCTCGTTCCAGGTATTTAGTTGAACACCTTGGATTTGGTATCTTTTCTCGCTCATTTCCTGGGGCTATTTATGCAAGGTCCCAGGTCCCCTCTCTATGTCTTTGTGTTAAGAAGAACAATAGGGGGATTATCTTTAGTTGTCAACAACTATTGAATAACTACATAAAAAATATATCTAATATCCTTAATGTTTATAGGCTTATTTGAAGGCCGAAAAAAAACTTTAAAAAAATAAAAAAAAGTTGGTGAATTTTGCACCGAATTTGCCTTGATACTTTTGATAAGGTTGGCCGGATGAAAGTTAGTTGTTTTACATTCGGGGGGATGTTGTTTAAATTTCTATCCCATAGTCTTACACACTGTATAAACAAGTAGTCATTTTGTATATATATCTATGCATCTGTATAAACAAATAAAGAAAAATTTTGTCTATGATAACCTTTAAACATAGGGGGAGGTTTAAGGTTGACACCTCAATTATATTAGGTGTACCCCCTAAGAATATACTGTGAACTTTAAGGAAAACTGGCTATCCCTTACTGTGTTATCTTTATTGTTGATTAATTATTAATTAAGAAGTTTAATAGTTCTAACCCTGTGCTACGCCCTCCCAAACCGAATTAACTCCATATCGCAGCAGTTATACATATGTAGAATAATAGGCTTTTACCCTAGTTACCACCGGCAAGCAAGTCGGCTTAATTAAAAGTCTTATCTAGTAAATTGTTCCTAAGTGCTTGAAATCTACTATGTTTGTTTACTAACTATACCACATAAAAAAATTATACAAGTATTTACTTGTATTAAATTCAGATAGTGTATAATTAATTTTAGAAATTGAACATCTTATCCATTCTTGGATACATATTGTTCCCCTTTCTATTGTGTTGAGATAAAAGCCGGCCAGCAATGGCCGGCTTTATCTTTTATGTTATAGTTGGGATATGACAATTTATGTTAAAGATTGCGATGAATGTTTACAACCAATGTGGGAGGATTTAATCAATGAAGATGGTCTATGCGAAAATTGTCAAGAAAATATCAATAGCCAATAACTTACTGTTCTACTTCTATAATTATATTTTTAAGAACGACAAGGTAGCTAAAGGTAGAAGAAAATTTTATTGTGCTGGGTGCGGGCAAAGTCACATCTATCCTCTTACTAGCAAGGATTACTTTATGTGTAATTCGTGTTGGAAAACTCTATAAAAAAATTTTTTTTACGCCTCGTTAAAACGAGGCTACCCTATAATAAATCTGCCTAGAAAAAGTTTCTAGGTACTGTATGAGGATACAGTTGAAATAAAGAAAATAGCGTTTCTCTTTACAGATATGACAGCTCTGTTGTTGAGTTTAGTGAGATTGATTATTTCTTTTTTCTTTCACAGAGAAGGTGTGAGGACTTTTAACTAAAGACACAACTGCCTTCTCGCAACAAAGTTGGACACTTTGTAAGGTCACTAAACCTCCTTCGGGAGGTTTTGTGCTATTATGAATTAAAAGGAGGATGTATGCCTAAAGGAATTGGATATCCAACCGGTATGAAAAAAGCTACTAAGAAAAAAGCAGCTAAAAAGAAAAAGAAAAAATAATGCCGGAATATCAAGGAAAAAGTGTCACATTAAATAAACCTTCACG